TCTCGGCTTCTTTAGCCAGAGACTCTTGAGTAGCAAAGTCTTCATGCTCGCCGCCGACTTCCTGTATCTTTCCGTACAAGAACTCATTAACGTCCCTTTGGTTGTCAATGCTCTCAAGCTCTTTAGGTGTTGGAGCAAACTTGCCCTTCGCGTCTCTAAACTGATTGGGATTGACCGTAACAAGGTCAGTGGTTACTGGAGTCCACTCACCCTTATTGCCATCTTCACGATAAGCCAGCCAGCCAGACATCTTTGTGGTGGGACGTAAAACATAAGGACTTAAGTCAACAGTGCCGCTAGAGCCACCACCGCCAGAGGTTTTGTAATGGACTTCAGTGTTCAGCCCCAGGGGGAGCTCTATCTCGTAGGTCTCACCATCAGTCATTGTGATAACAATGGCGTCATCAACGTCCTGGCTAATGTCCTTAATGCCTACGCCATCATCGCCGGCTTTGCCGTCTTTGCCGTCCTTTCCAGACTTACCCTGCTTGCCGTCCTTCCCCTTTGGGCCTTGCTTTCCAGCGGGGCCGGTGTTGCCTTGCGGGCCTTGTAAGCCCTTCTCGCCCTTGGCGCCTTGCTCACCTTGCGGACCAATTTCACCAGCGTCACCAATCTCCTTGCGAATCAACGCAATGATCGATGCTAAGCTAATGCCTTTGGCGGGAGCGTTCATTGAATATCAGTGCCAGGGGCCGGTGGCTGCTTTGAACTCAACATTTGCCGTAGCGCTGCTTGCTCATTGGCAGCATTTTGCATAGCAGCCAGCCGTTCCTGACGCTCAAGCTCAAACCGCTCCTGCTCTAACAAAATCCCCGCCATGCGGGCCTTTTTGTCAAAATCATTATCAACCAGACCATCCTTGTCAGCGTCCGAGTACTTAAGCACCGTCTCTTTCGGAGCCAAATCAGCCTCAACCGCATACTTGTTAGCCCGAGACTGGCTCTCGGCCGCTTGCGCATTGATCAGATTGTTCTGAGCCACCTGAAGCTCCATCTGAAGCTGCGCCTGCTGCATGGCCTGCTGCTGCGCTTGCGGGTTCGGCTGACTAGCTTGGTCAATCGTCGCCAGAATCTCCTCTCTGGAGCTGGTGTTTAGGTGCTCAATGATCGCCTTGATAACTGCACCATGCTGCGGTGTCCCAGGCGGCAAAGTCTGGAGCACCTGAGCTAGCTGCCCGACCTCATATTCGCGCGCCACAACCCCTAGCGACGAAATAATCGTGAATTTGTAGTCTTTGACCGGGTACTCCTCCGGGCTGAACTGCATAAATCGATGCGCAGCCTTCTTGATAAGCGGCTTTAAAAACGTATCTTGAAAGTTCACCAGCGTGCGCTTCTGACGCTTAATAACCGCGCCCAATGACATGGCAACACCCGCAGAAGTCGCCTCCTGACCAGGATTCTGGGCCATCTGCGCGCCATCCAATGCCCCCGTCGCCTGCTGGACCATCATCTGAAGGCTCTGGGCCTGCGCAAAAGTGATCTGGGACACATTCCCGAAATTAAACGGCATGATTGTTGACTTGGGATCGCCGTTCGTCAGCAACATGCGCCCTGGGCGCACCTCCATCTTGCTGGAGCGCGGTATCCGCGTTGCATCAACCGCCATCATCGGATGAGTAGTAAGCGCTAAGGCATCAATGCGAGCCCGCATTTCAGCATCAAGAGCCTTCTGACTTGAATAACCCTTCTCACAAACCCCTCGCCCCCAAAACCTAGACGGCACAATGTCCCATGGAAACGCCACAATCGGGCGATCTTGCGTCATATAAGGATTAACCTGCGCCTTCAGCACCGTGCCGCCGTTGGCAACCACCACGCAAGCCTCTTGCCACATCGAGTCAGACTTTAGCTCAGCCTCGCTAACCCCTTCCTCAATCAACAAGTCTCTCGGCACCAGCCCGTAATAACGAATCACCCGCACACGGTCATGGTCAGTGTGGTCAAGCGTGCTGTCAGCCTCTAGATCATAATCAGTTGGGTCAGTCTCAATGGGGACGTTCTTGTAAATCCCCTGCTCCTGCAGAATGTCTATCTTGTGCGTAGGTACAAACTCCTCAATCGCACAGCCCATCGCGTCATCAACAGAAGTGGCACTAGGATCAATTAGAAAATTACGCGGCTGAATCGGTATCAACTTAACCAGCGGCCGATCAACCGGCTGAACACCAATCTGGTTGTAAAGATCATCTAGCGGCTGCGTGCTTGGAACCAACTCAGTAACAGTCTCAACCACCAGCTCGCCAATACCCGTCCCGTAAACCGCAGCATTGATCAAACACTCACCAATCGCCGGGCGAATCTGACCCCTATGCAAATCCTCAGTCAGCTTGTCACGCAAAAACGCCACATCAAGCGGGTTTTCATCGCCAATGTTATCCTCAACGTCAAAAAGTCGATCGCCTTGAAACGTGGCCGTCTCGATCTCGGCTACACTGGACTCAACCGCCTGCGCCAATGCCGGCGAAATCAACTGCGATCTCTCAGAATCGCGCGTGCGGTCTTGGGCTGACCAGACACCACGCCACAACCTAAAATATTCATCATGCTGGTCGGCATAGTTGTTGCTATAGTGCGTCCGCCATTCGGCACAGGTGCTAGCAATCCACTCTCCCAGCTCCTGATTGATGCTTAGGTGCTCAATATCATCCATTTGCATATCCCACAGAACGTGGAATAATCGGGGTACTGACGGTTGCAGCCGTCAGCCCCCTAACCAAGACGATACTGGAGGTATCATGTTGGCTCGCAAGATTATTCCACAAGAAATTAGCGAAGTGTTGAGCTATTGCCCTGACACGGGTGACTTTCGGTGGCTTGTTAAAGCCGGTATGAGGGTCAAAAAAGGTGATATTGCTGGAAGCATCGCAAAAGAAACCGGATACAGAATTATTCGATTTAATCGTAGAAATTATTTTGCGCACCGAATTGCTTGGTTTTTGCATTACGGAGAGCAGCCGCCCGCAATAATCGATCACATAAATCGAGACACTAGAGACAATAGAATTGAAAATCTTCGAAAAAGCGACGCTATTAGCAACAGAGTTAACGCAAATAACAGAAAATGCGTCACCGTAAGAAAGCCGCGAAAGGGCCGAAGTAGTAAGCCTTACTGGATTGCCTATTTTAACGCCAAACAAATTTATGACGGGCCAGACCTTTTTGAGGCTTGGTGTAGATATAAATCTGCCGAAAATAAGTATTGGGCCAGCCATCAGAACCCCACCGCCTCATCAAGCGGAGTCCACGTGTCCAAATGATCCCTGGCAAAATATGAGTTGTGGGCCATTTGATCTATGTAGGCCAGCGCGTCAATAAGATCATCGTGCACCAGAGGAGATGGAAAGTTGACCGCCTCATCAATAAATCGCTCGTTCCACAAAGCCTGCTTTAACTTGATCGAACCAGCCTGCGCGCGGCCCTGCAAACTCCAGAGAATTCTATCTTCCTTACGCTGATTGTTATGCGCCAGCAGCTCAATGTGAAAAACCCGCTGCCGCTTGCGCATAAGGTCTTGGAGAGGACTGAGAATAGCCTGCTGAGCAATGCCCTTCTCAATCCCGAAATTAGTCGGGCGGTACTTCTGAACCGCATCAAACAAAATCTGCGCAGTGGTCGTTAAATCCCACTGCCCATAAACCATATCAACAACCCACCAATTCCCCTCATCATCCACATCAACAACCGCCATCGCAGATGAGTCGCGACGCTTGCCCTTCTTGGGCCCCTCGCTCTGAAAACCAGCCAAATCCACCGCAATGTAGGTCTGGCATGGCTCCTTGGGGCGGTCAGAGTCGGTGTAAACCGGAAAGTCCGAGGTCTTGAAAAACTCAGAACCCTTGGCGTCAAAAGACGCTTTGTATTCCTGATTAAAAGCCCAATCAGGCAAAGTCTTCCTGGCGTGCTCTATTTCAGCCCTGTCAACAAGATGATTGTCATAAGTGGTAAAGGTCCAGCCGGTATAATCCGGCCAATCGCCCGAGATCGCCCCACAATAAATATCAAAAAACTGATTGCGGCCTGCCGGCGTCCCAATAAACAACGCCGAGCCCTTAAGGTCCGAAAGCGTCGGACGTAGGATCGTCTCGTAAACATCTGACTTGAAGAAAGCAAACTCATCCAGCACCAGATGATTAACACTTAAACCCCGCATCGTGTCCGGGCGATCAGCGCCCTTTAGATAAATCTTGCGATTCCCCACCAAGGTCATCTCAAGGTTGTTAATGTTTGAGCCCTCAATCAGCCCCATAGGATGCGCAATCTCAGCCAGCTTGCTAAACATAATCTCGCGGGCCATCGACTGCGTGGGCGCTACATACATCGTCACCCCCTTAGTCTTCATCAGCGCCGAATGAATAATACTCACCGCCGCCATATGGCTCTTACCACA